CACTTGGTATCTTAGCCAATAATGGTATCAAAGGTGCCGAGGGTGGTACCCATTTAAGAAACATCATTCTTTCTTTACAGAATCCAACGGATGCAGCTGCAAAACAAATGACTGCGCTGGGCGTCTCTGTTTATGACTCTCAGGGTAATATGCGCTCTTTGAATGATATCTTGGGTGACTTAAATACCAGCATGGAAGGCATGACCTCAGCAGAAAAGTCAAATATCATCAGTACGATTTTCAACAAGACCGACCTTTCCTCTGTAAATGCCCTTCTTGCCAATACTGGCGAAACATGGGATAGCCTACAAAGTTCTATCACCAACAGTGCCGGAGCTGCCGGACAGATGGCGGATACACAGCTTGATAACCTACAAGGTCAGCTCACGATTTTGAAATCTGCCTTAGAAGGCCTTGCTATTTCCTTCGGTGAACTTCTGATGCCTGCTATTAAGAACATCGTGGGTGCTGTACAGAAATTTGTGGATTGGCTTAACAGTATGGATGAAGGCACGAAGAAGGTCATCGTTACCATTGCGCTGGTAGTCGCTGCTGTTGGCCCGGTACTCATTATCATTGGTAAAATCATCTCCGCTGTGGGAACCATTATGACGGTTGTTCCAAAACTTGCCGGGGTCATCAATGTTGTCAAAGGAGCCTTTGCAGCTCTCAACACAACCATGCTTGCAAATCCAATATTCCTCATTATCGCAGCCATTGCCGCTCTGGTAGCTGCGTTTATTTATCTTTGGAATAACTGTGATGGTTTCAGACAATTCTGGATAAACCTCTGGGAAGGAATAAAATCTGTTGTTTCTACCGTTGTGGAAGCAATCAAGAACTTTTTCATAGGCGTTATCGACTTCGTGAAAAACAACTGGCAAGGATTACTTCTTCTTTTAGTCAATCCATTCGCCGGTGCCTTTAAGCTGCTCTATGACAACTGCGAAGGATTCAGAAACTTCATAGATGGTTTCCTTGAAAATGTGAAGAATATCATCTCCACTGCAATGGAAACTATCAAAACGGTTATTACAACTATCTGGAACGCGATAAAAACCGCCATTGATACAGTGTTAACCGCTATTCAGACCGCCTTCACGACTGCTTGGAATGCAATAAAAACAGCCATCACGACTGTGGTCAATGCAATAAAAACCGTCATCACTACAGTTTGGACGGCCATTCAGACGACAATAACCACAATCGTTAATGCAATATCCACCTTCCTGACAACCGCGTGGACAGCAATACAAACTACGGTTACAACAATCATCAATGCCATCAAGACGGTCATAACCACGGTATGGAATGCGATAAAGACTACTGTTTCCACAGTCGTCAACGCAATCAAGACGACTATCTCTACGGTATGGAACGGAATCAAAAATACCATAACTTCAATCGTAAATGGCATCAAAACCACCGTATCCAATGTATTCAATAACATTCTGTCTGGTATCAAAACTACGGTGGGCAATATTGCATCCAGCATAAAATCTGGTTTTCAGACTGCTATAAGCTATATTACCAGCCTTCCTTCAAAGGCTCTGCAATGGGGTAAAGATATCATAATGGGTATCGTCAATGGAATAAAAAGCTGTATCTCTGCTGTAGGTGATGCAGTAAAAAGCGTAGCGGATAAAATTACATCATTCTTGCACTTCTCTGTGCCGGATGAAGGCCCACTTACCGAATACGAAAGCTGGATGCCGGACTTTATGCAGGGACTTGCTAAAGGAATCAATGACAGCCGAAGCCTTATTGAAAAAGCGGTATCAGGCGTTGCCTCTGATATGGTAATCAATCCGAATGTTACAACTGCTGATGCATCAGGTATTGCAATAAGCAGAAACTCCGCCGGTAATGCAGATATTATTTCTGGAATTGTTACTGCACTGAAGGATACCTTCGGTGATGCCAATGCTCAAGCTGGTGATATTGTTATTCCTGTTTATCTTGGCAACACAATGCTTGATGAGATAATCGTCAATGCACAGCAACGTACAAATCTAAGAAGCGGAGGTAGATAACATGGCATATTATCAATATCTGATTTTTGATGGTGTGAAATTGCCACTGCCTAAATCATACGATGTACAGCTCTCTTCCATTGAAGCAGACTCCAGTGGAGAGACTGAGGCCGGAACCACACAGCGTGATGTCATTCGTGCAGGCGTTGTAGAAATTCCGGTCTCATTTTCTGTTACTCCTGTATGGCTGAAAAAGCTGTCTGCATTTTCAAAACAAAGCAAGATTGCAGTTCAGTATTTTGATGTTGAGGAATTAGCGCTAAAGGAAGCAGAAATGTACATTGACGGATATAAAGCAAAGCTTGAAAAGGATACCAGCTATAAAGGATTGTGGTCGGTGTCCTTCACGCTGAAAGAACTATAAGATTGGAGGTGAAAGCGTGTATCCAGTATCAGATGAATTTTTAAAGGCGATTGATAGCAATACAAGAAGCTATTACTGGACAGGTTCCATCGTAACAAAGAACCATGTAACCTATGAATTTGATAATACCAATATCGTCAAAGGCTCCGGCTATATCACCAGACAATGCTGCGGTAGCTCTGAAATTGAGCTGGGTACCGTCTATGCCTCTGAACTTGGTATAACCCTATTAAATGACATAGACCGTTACACACTTGACGGTGCCGAAGTAAAGATTTTCTTTCACTTAAATCTGCCGGATGGTTCTGTAGAAACTGTTCCTATGGGTATCTTTGAAGTCACGGAAGCAAACAGAAATATCCGTTGCCTTGAACTCAAAGGCTATGATTATATGCTTCGCTTCGATAAAAGCCTGAAGCTTGAATCTGCTGGTGGCACTGCTTATAATTTTTTAAATGCTGCCTGTACCTCATGTAAGGTTGAAATGGCCCAGACCCGTGAACAAATCGAATCCCTTCCCAATGGTAAAGAAACCCTTGGTATTTATGCTGAAAATGATATGGAGACCTTCCGTGACTTGCTTTATTATGTTGCTCAGGTTCTTGGGTGTGTCTGTCAGATAAACCGCGAAGGCAAATTGGAACTAATCCCTTACAGCAAAATACCTGTTGATACAATTCCTGCAAAGGAGCGATTCAGCAGCAGCTACTCTGATTTTGTTACGAGATACACTGCCATCTCATCAACGAACCAGATAAAAGAAATCGCTGAATATTACTGTATTGACCCGGATGATGGTCTGACCATGAACCTTGGCGTAAATCCACTTTTACAGTTTGGTTTACAGACTACTCGTGCAAGAATACTAAATAATATTTTGAACCAGATAACTGCTGTAGAGTATGTTCCATTTGACAGCACCACAATTGGAAATCCAGCTTTTGACCCGATGGATGTATTACGCTTTTCCGGTGGCCATGCAGACGATACCAAGGTTTCTTGTATTACAAGTATTACCTATAACATCAACGGAAAACACTCCCTGAAATGCGTAGGCAAAAATCCCAAGCTGGCCGCTGCCAAAAGTAAAAATGATAAGAATATTGTAGGACTTCTTAATCAGGTAGAATCAAATAAAACCGTTGTATACAGTTTTATGAATGTTTCACCTTATACCATCAAGTCATCACCAACACAGGTTCTCTCGATTGATTTCACATCAAAGGAATCCACTACTGCTATGTTCCTCGGTGAGTTTCTACTAAACATTACCGCTGATGATGAGGAACGTACACTTGATGGAATTGCAACCTATGAGGAAGAAACCGAAGCAGAAAAAGCAACCATCAAAAAGTCTGTGAAGTACTCCTTCACTGGCAAGAAAACACCAGAACTTTTGGTAACCTACAAAGTAAATGGTGATACCGTTGATACCTTTTATCCTGAAAAATCCTGTATCGATGGTAATCATATCCTGACGCTTTTTTATCCTCTATCCTCTGTAATTGAAAATTCAGAGAACACCTTTGAAGTATACCTTTCGATTACCGGCGGCACTCTTACAATCGGCGAATTACAAATTAGAGCCACAATCAGTGGTCAAGGTCTTGTTGCTGGTATTGGTGACTGGAATGGTCGTATCAATATCACAGAAACCTTCGACAACATTGCTTTCACTGGTATGGATTTCTCCTTTGACGAGCTTACAGATAGCGTAATGGTACAGTTTCCTACAAGAAACGATTTCTCTATGCGTCAGGTATTTGGCCATATTATATTTACTGGTATGGACTTTGGCTATGACAGGCTTAACGAACGTATCAGCGTTGTTGAAGTCATTCAAACTTTTACAATGGATGTTACTGCTCCGGGAGAATATGATTTGACGGTAATTGAAATCAATGAGTCCGATGCTTTCTGCCTTATCAGCGACTACGCTCAAGTATCCGAGGAAGCCGAAATCAATGCCGGACTTCTTCAGAAGCTGGAAATTGATACAACACCGTTTGAGCATGTTGAGAAAATGGAGGTGTCCGAATGCTAATTGATGATACAAAATATAACTGGTTAAGAACTGAACCAATTACAATAACTGCTAAAGATAATCCAAACACAATAGAATTTGAAAAGGCTCTGCGCATCTATCGTATTGAAGGTGTTGCAGAGCTTTCTATTTACGAAGATGACACAAAAGAAAATCTGCTTTTTGAAGGGAATCTGCCATTCGAGCCTGAAATACCTATCGCCTGCAACAGCTTATATCTGGAATTTGCAACAGAGGAAGAAATCCCTGAAATCACACTAATCACAGAAGCCGGCGAAGAAAAGACCGTATTGCTTCAATATCTAAATACCACTGAAGGAATGGATTTTATCAGCAACGGTTACAACGATGACAGCACCTATTCAACTACAGGTCTTACAGATTTTCTTTTCAACGGGATTGCTGCTTCTACGATTTATATTTCAAGTAATCACTGGTTTGGACTCGGCTCCAATACAGAACAATTGAGAGTTCTTCGTAGAGATGGTTGTTCCACTGCTATTTATAGGCAGCAAGGAATGTGCTCCAACGGTCTGGAATTCTTGAAAATCAGATTTGAAGGCTACACCGTTTACAATAACCGCGTGGAAGCTAACAGATTGATTTTTGAATTATTTCTTCTTGGAAACAATGATATGTTCCTGAATGTAATCCAAACTCCTACCTCTGGCAACACCGGAACCTCTGACCTGATTTGTGGCAGCACAACAACTCCCCTTACACTGGCAGACAGCACCGGAACAGGTGGTGGAACAATGGTTAGCTTCTACCATAACGATGAGCTTGGAAAGAACTGGAATATCGTCTATGGCATGTACGAAGGAACCGGCAGTGATTCCTATGGTTATTTGTTGAAGCTTGAAGATGTTTTCTACACAATCACCGATGGCGAGCTTGTTCCTCTGGAAATTGATAACCCTACTGCTGCTATGTTTTATAAATACGGTTCTCAGGAGAAGCCTTCCGAAGAATTACTCACACCACTTGCCAATCCTACTATTTACCTTTGGAAAGCCGGTGGTGAAACTCAGCTGCTGAAAGCCACGCTTAAGGCTTACCCATATCCGCAGATAATCACCTCTGTGATTGATATGAGCCATATATCCATTCTTGGAATCAAACTGCTCACCGCACAGTTTTCTGGCGAAGTCGGTGTATGCCAGTCCCTTGATAATGGCGAAACCTTCTCTGAAGAAGTACCACTTTCAGATTGGCTTAACACAGACCCTGACGAACTTTACAACAGCTTAAATGAAACAAGGATACTCATTCTGCATTTTGTGCTTCACGATAATGCAACCCTATCCCGTTTCAAAATTACCTACATCAATTAAAGGAGGTCTTGATAAATGCTTAAAGGTACAATGAAAATCGAACTTACTGATGTTCATAACGGCAAGACAGATACTGTCATCGAACATAATATGATAACCAATGCTCTGACTAATATTTTCAAGCCGCTGGGACATCTGAATAACCCTTCCACCATGTATAACAATATCGCACCATACTATCAAAAAGTGCTCGGAGGACTGCTTCTTTTTGATAATGCCATAGAAGAGAATCCTAATATGCTGTACGCTCCTGCGAATGCCAATATGGTAGGATGTGCTGCATATGGACTTCAGAATAATACAACCGGAAAAATGCGTGGTGGTTTCAATCAAACTGAAAGTGAGCTTAATCTTGCCAATCGTTACATGAAATATGTATATGATTTTGCTACTTCTCAGGCAAACGGAACCATCAGCTGTGTTTGCCTAACCCACTTGAATGGCGGATTCACATCTTACGGAAGCGATGATGCAGTTTTTAACAGTAGTTATCCGCTTGGTGTAAGTTTATATGATAGCCCACTTCAATATGTTTATACCAGCTATACTGGTGCTAACACAGGTGATAAGTATTCTGGTCTAACTTTAGAAAAAACAGAAGTCTTATTCCTGATTGATAGACAGGCAGATATAGCCTACTACTTCCGCATTGATAATGCTTCCAGCATTCATATCATCAAGCGCCGTGCCTATTTGCAGAGTATTTCTGTTTTGGAGAATCCATACTCCCAGAAGGCTCTGGTTGATGACATCGAGCTTAGTGAACTTTCCACTCCTATGCCCACTAATTATTTTGCTTACAACTTCGACCATGCCGACAAATGCTTATATATTTTTTCAAGCAGCGGTTCTTATAAAAAACCGAATGAAACACTCGTCATCACGAAAATCAATATCAGTAACTGGCATATTCAGCAATATGAATGGGTAAACACCACCGGTGTAAACATCACGACCAACGGAATGCGATACGCTTATGCACATGAAGGCTATGTTTATTTCAAAAGCTACAACAGCCCTTATAAGGTATATAAATTCGAGATTGGCAACTCTGCAAATGTAGTACAAATCGAATATCACGGTTTTTCATCAATAAGCGGTTATCCTCACTTCGCTTATAACGGGCGCATTTATTATGAAAACTACAACAACGAGCTTTACATTATAAACGGCAACACTAACCAAGGCTTAAAGCCAGAAAATCAGCGTATCTATAGCAGCAGTAACGGACAAATATGTTACACTCCGCTACTAAATGAACCCATGATTTATTTTGGAAGCTATGGTAACTGGTCAACAAGTACATTTATTTTGATGACAAATTATCTGGCAACTATCAATAACTTGTCAGAACCGGTAACAAAAACCGCAGATAAGACAATGAAAATCACATACATCATTCAAGAACAGTAATCTTGGAATCAAGCATCTCTTCGGAGGTGCTTTTTTCATACAAATTTTTAGAAACGGAGGAATTTATCATGAAGGAATTTTGGAACACAATTCAAGTTCTATTTGCTGGCATCGGAGGCTGGCTCGGCTACTTCTTAGGCGGCTGTGATGGCCTGCTTTATGCGCTCTTAGCCTTTGTCGTTATCGACTACATCACAGGTGTCATGTGTGCCATTGCCGACCACACCTTATCCAGCGAAGTCGGATTCAAAGGCATCTGCCGCAAGGTACTCATCTTCTTACTGGTGGGTATTGCCAACATTCTGGATGTACAGGTTATCGGTACCGGAAGCATTCTTCGTACCGCTGTCATCTTCTTCTACATTTCCAATGAAGGTGTATCCCTTTTGGAAAATGCAGCACATCTCGGACTACCAGTTCCGGAGAAAATCAAAATCGTATTAGAGCAGTTACATGACCGCTCAGAAAGTGAGGATGAATAAATATGGGATATACAAACAGCTCTTTAATCTCTTACACACAGCTTAGCCCAAACCATTCCGGGCAGAGAACGCACAGCATTGACCGTATTACGCCACACTGCGTTGTAGGTCAGCTTTCCTGCGAAAGCATCTGTGGCTGCTTTACCAGCCCATCAAGGGAAGCCAGCTGCAATTATGGTATTGGCACGGATGGACGCATCTCTCTTTGCGTCGAGGAAAAGAACCGTTCTTGGTGCTCTTCTTCTAATGCTAACGACCAGCGTGCTATCACCATCGAATGCGCATCTGATACAACAGAACCATACGCAATGAATGACAAAGTCTATGCTTCACTCATCAATCTTTGCACTGACATCTGCAAGCGTTATGGCAAGAAGAAACTCTTATGGTTTGCTGATAAGGACAAGTCCTTAAATTACAATCCTGCTGCAGATGAAATGATTATCACCGTGCACAGATGGTTTTCCAATAAATCCTGTCCCGGAAACTGGCTCTATGCTCGTCTTGGAGACTTGGCTACAAAGGTTACTGCAAATCTTGGTGGCAGCACTTCTCCTACTGCAGACAATCTTTACCGTGTGCAGGTCGGTGCTTATAAGAATAAGGCCAATGCCGAAGCACAGCTTAATCGCGTGAAGGCAGCAGGCTTTGATACTTATATGGTTCAGGTTGATGGAATGTATAAGATACAGGTCGGTGCATACCGCCAGAAAGCCAATGCCGATAGCATGATGGCAAAACTTAAGAGTGCTAGTTTTGATGCATTCGTCACAACCAAGTCAGGAACTGCTGCATCTTCTGCTCCGACAAAGAAATCCATTGATGAAATCGCGCGTGAGGTCATCCGTGGTGACTGGGGCAATGGTGCCGACAGAAAGGACCGCCTTACTGCTGCCGGATATGATTACGAGGCCGTACAGGCAAGAGTCAATGCATTACTTGGATAACCATCAGGGTCTATGAGGATTTACGTCCTTGTAGGCCCTTTTTCTTTTTGCCTGCAAGGTGTATCAATGGTATTTTCCTAACTTTTATATATCTATATTTTTATTGCCTATAGGAAAGTTTATATATACACCTTGATACACCTTGTCATTTAAAAAATTTATCCGCTCAAAATGGCTCCTCATCTCCAGTGGAAAGTGAAGAACTTTTTAGAACTGGAGGTGCCCTTATGCAGGCAGAAACAAAAACCGTATTGCAAATGACGGATATTGCAGAACATCTAAAGGCTTCGCCAAAGCCTATCACGAATAAAGATATTCAGCAGGATTATGATTACTTCATGGCACAGAAAGTGGCAGAAAAGATGCTCTCTGATGGACTTATTTCCTTGTCGGAATTCAACAAATTAACGCAGATAAACCGCGACACATTCTCCCCATTCTTGGCCGAGATTATGCCCAAAATTACTTGATAATTACAGTGTTTAGAGTGATGTATATACACTGACAAAGGAGGTGAACTACCATGAAGAAGGTCACAAAAATTGAAAATAACCATCCTTCAAAAGCTGTCAAAAAGAAGATACGCGTTGCAGCCTACTGCCGAGTATCGACCGCATCTGATGCCCAGCTGGAAAGCTTGGAAACACAGAAAAGCCACTATGAAAGCTACATTCAATCTCGTGAAGATTGGGAGTTTGCCGGCCTTTACTTTGATGAAGGCATCACCGGTACCAAGGCAGATAAACGACCAATGCTCATGCAGATGATTGCAGACTGTAAGGCAAAGAAAATTGACTTCGTGATTACCAAATCCATCAGCCGCTTTTCCAGAAATACTACAGATTGTTTGGAGCTTGTTAGAACGCTTCTAAACCTGAACATTCCCGTATTCTTCGAAAAGGAAAATATCAACACCGGCTCAATGGAGAGTGAATTATTCCTTTCCATCTTAAGCTCAATGGCTGAGGGAGAATCAGCATCCATTGCTGAAAACAATAAATGGTCCATCAAGAAGCGATTTGAAAACGGAACCTACAAGCTAGGATGTGTTCCTTATGGCTACAGTGTCACCGATGGAATTCTAGAAATCATCCCGGAAGAAGCCAAGGTTGTGAAGCGCATCTTTTCGTCCTTGCTTGGTGGCAAAGGTACTGACGCTATCGCAAAAGAACTTAATGCTGAGCATATCCCGGCACGCAAAGGCAATCACTGGTCTCCGGCAACCATCCGAGGCATTATCGCAAACGAGAAATACACTGGAGATTGCATCTTCCAAAAGACCTACACCGACGACAACTTTAATCGCCATACCAATGATGGTGTTCTGGACCAGTATTATATGGCCAACCACCATGAAGCAATTATTAGCCATGAGGACTTTGAAGCAGCTGCCGCCCTGATTGAACAGCGTGCTGCAGAAAAAGGTATTGATAAGGGAAATCCCAAATACCAACAGCGCTACGCATTTTCTGGAAAGATTATCTGCCACGAGTGTGGGAATACCTTTCGCAGAAGAATCCACTCAAGCACCTATGGTAAATACGCTGCTTGGTGCTGCAATACCCACATAGAAGATACAAATAAATGTTCCATGCTCTTCATCAGAGATGAGGATATCAAGGTCGCCTTTGCCACAGTTCTTAATAAGCTAATCTACGGTCACAACCTCGTGTTGAAACCTTATCTTCAAGCCAGCAAGCACAATTCAAACGACGCCAACATTCTCCGTATCCAGCAGCTGGAAAGCTTACTGGAACAGAATGCCGAGCAACGAGAAACCTTGCATAAGCTGATGGGACAAGGCTATATTGACCAGATTCTTTACACGCAGGAAAACAATGCACTGCTATCTCAGGCCGATGGCTACCGTCAGGATATTGAAGTCCTTAATCAATTTATGTCCGGCTCCAGCACAAGGATTTATGAGACAGAACGCTTGCTTCACTTCTGTGAGCACGAAGATATGCTGAAGGAATACGATGAGAACTTATTTGAAATATTCGTCGACCACATTGAAGTCTATTCCAGAAATGAAATCGGCTTTGTGATGAAATGCGGTCTGACGCTGAAGGAGATGATTTAATGGGACATACACCACTCGGATACAAAATCGTGGATGGCAAGGCGGTCATTGACGAGGAAGCTGCTGCACAGGTACGAGCCATTTACAAGAATTATTTAAATGGGCTCTCACTTACCAATGCAGCAAAGGAAGCTGGCCTTGACCTCTTCCACGCCGGTGCAAAACGAATCATGCGCAACAAGCACTATCTTGGCGATGACTTCTATCCTGCCATCATCAATAAAGAAACATTCGATGCAGCAGAAGCTGAAATTGCCAAACGCTCCGCTCACCTTGGACGCGATGATAAGTACCAAGCACCAATCACCAAAAAGCCACCTACTGCATTTCGCTTAGGTGACATTACGCAAAACTATGACAATGAAATCAGGCAAGCAGAATACTTGTACAGTCTGATAGAAAGCGAGGTTATTTGATGGGAAATGTTATGGTTATTCCTGCAAAAAGGCAAGTCGGAAACACTGCCAGAATGCGGGATAATGAAAAGCCAAAGCTTAGAGTCGCAGCATACTGTCGCGTTAGTACCGACAGCGATGAGCAGGCTACAAGTTATGAAGCTCAGGTTGAGCACTACACAGAATTTATTCAAAAGAACCCGGAATGGGAATTTGCGGGCATTTATGCGGATGATGGTATCTCCGGCACTAACACCAAGAACCGTGATGAATTCAACCGCATGATTGAGGAATGTGAAGCTGGAAACATCGATATGATTATTACAAAGTCCATCAGCCGATTTGCCAGAAATACACTGGACTGCCTGAAATACATCCGGCAGCTTAAAGAAAAGAACATCCCGGTATTCTTCGAAAAGGAAGCCATCAACACAATGGATGCCAAGGGCGAGGTCCTGATTACAATTATGGCATCGCTGGCCCAACAGGAATCACAATCCCTTAGCCAGAACGTAAAGTTGGGACTTCAGTTCCGCTACCAAAATGGCCAAGTGCAGGTCAATCACAATCACTTTCTGGGATATACCAAAGACGCTGATGGGAACCTTATCATCGACCCGGAACAGGCTGAAGTTGTAAAGCGCATCTACCGAGAGTACCTTGAAGGCTCCTCAATGGATAAAATTGCTGCCGGACTTGAAAAAGATGGTATTCTGACTGGTGCAGGCAAAACCAAGTGGTGGGCCAGCACAGTAAAGAAAATCCTCACCAATGAGAAATACATCGGTGATGCCCTTCTACAAAAGACCTACACCACAGACTTCTTAAACAAAACCAGAGTCAAGAACAATGGCATCGTTCCGCAATACTACGTTGAAGGAAACCACGAAGCCATCATTCCAAAGGACATCTACCTGCAGGTACAGGAGGAACTGGTACGCAGGCGCGTTGTCAAAACCAGTGCCAATGGCAAGAAGCGCTCCTACAGCTGCAACCACTGCTTCGCTCAGATTGTAGTTTGCGGAGACTGCGGTGAGATGTTCCGCAGAATTCACTGGAACAACCGAGGCTGCAAATCTATCGTCTGGCGCTGCATCAGCAGACTGGAACCCGGCCTTGAATGCCATGCCAGAACCGTCAATGAGACGATATTAGAAGATGTAGTAGTTCAGGCGATAAACAAGCTCCTTGGAGATAAGTCTACGTACCAAGCACAGCTGCAGCAAAACATCGCCAAGGTCATCCGGGAAGCGCAGCAAACAACCGCTGATGGCATTGACGAACGCTTGCAGGAGCTTCAGAAGGAACTGCTCAAAAAGGCCAATAACAAGGAAGCCTACGATGAGATTGCCGATGAAATTTTCAAGCTCCGTGAACAGCGTCAGCAAAACACCGTCGATACTGCTGCCAGAGATGCACAGATTGGACGCATCAATGAATTGCAGGATTACATCAAAGACCAAGATGCCACCCTCACCGAGTTCGACGAAGCCTTGGTAAAACGCTGGCTCAAACAGATTACCGTATTCGAGGACCACTTCACAGTGGAGCTCAAGTCCGGACTTACAATTGATATTGAAGGATAAGGCCCCCAAGATACACGAAACCCTCTCGACCATGATTAGCCGGGAGGGTTGTTTTAATTTCTACTGTCTGTTCTAACTTCTTCTCTTAAGAGTGCATACTCAATCAAATTGTACATATAATTTGCAACATCAGGTGCATCAAGATATAAAAGGCTATTACAATCAAGCTCGCCGATTTTTATTTTAGTATTTACAATTTGAAGCCCACAACCATATTGTGAAACCTTATCTATAACACTTTGGCTTTTAAACCCACCAATCTGTCCGTTATGAGCAAAGCATATTTTACCATCATTTCTCACGTTCGCAAAACGGTCAACATTATACTGAAGAGAATTATGACTAGTCTTGAATTTATCTATAGATACTACCAGTGATGTATAACTCCCTCGCTTTTCTCCTCTAAAATCAGAATCAGTTCCAAATATAGATACTGAAATCAGCTGTGTTTCACCAAATCTATCATTTACAAGAAAAGTACGGTAATCCCCGTTATAATGCCCCCCACCAGCATTGGTATAATCCATATAACGAAGTCCCAAATCTTCTAACATTTCAAATGCTTTAAGTTTTTTTGATGGCAGCTTATGTTCTACATCTAAAAGGCTTTGATAAAAATTAACTGCAAATGTTCTAATCTCTGAGTTTGAATCAGCACCAAAAATCCAAGAACCCATCTCATTATATTCTTTTAATTTATCTTGATTTCTAAGCTCAGACATGGCGAATCGTATGTACTCTTCTGCTTTGAATTCAGGAATTACATATTCTTCATTAAGCATTTTATTATATGGTAGCAGCTCCTCAAGGAATGCATAAGCATCATTTTTTTCATCGTATACAGCCATTCTTATATCAATTCCATTTGTAAGCACTACGTACTTTCCACCAACTATATCACAGTATCTTGTAACCTGATTCATGACCTTATCCGTCAATAGCACCGTTTCATTCTTGCATTCAATAACGGTTACAGGATAGCAACACTGTGTTTTCGTATCATATGCATGGATAACAATATCTGCTCTTCCGGATACGCCTGCCGCGTAATATGACATAGGGACCTCCAAAGAAATCATTTCTTCAGGGACACCATATTTAATTTCAAAAAGCTTTGCTATTTTTTGGCGTACCGTTTCTTCCGGCGTAATTTCAATTAGCTTTTTCCGATAAGTATCAAAATAGCACTCCTTACCATCGCGCTTATATATTGCTGGTAAAGGCATTGATTTTAGCAAATTTTTTAAATCCAATTCAATCTACCTCCTTCCGCTTACCTCCGACAGCCAATCCACGAACTCAACCTACCGTTATCTAATCCGAGGTTGCAACCCTCCCCCTTTTAGGTCGGGACCTTAATATTGTTGTCAGCAAAATTTTCTAATTTTTCATTTTCAAATTCTAAAAATTACTTTGACATCTAATCCACGAACTCAATAGGCTGACATCTAATCCAAGGTTACAACCTTACACACTTTTTTCACAAATTTTCAGTAGATATGTTCCCTCGTAGGATTTTTGCTAGGAACATATCCAAGATTTCAAAATCACAAAAGTGCCAAAACCCCTTGAAATCAAGGCTTTTTCAGGTTCTACTTCTCAACTCTAGATAGAGTAGAGCAGTGGGGTTGCCACCGCCCCCTCATCAAACCGTACGTGCGGTTTTCCCGCATACGGCTTTCCGATATTCTTCTTCCTTCAGCAT